GTTCTCTTCTTTAGAATTGATGTAAGCAGCGTTCTTACCGAATTGCTCGATCTGAACTAATCTTTCTTTGACACTACCTAATGCCATGGCTACATGGTATAAGTACTCACGTTCTTTTGTGCAATGAGGTTCTGTAACTAACCACTGTGTAAACAGCTGAGTTAAGATATCTGCATATGCATCAGAGAAAAACTGCTCTCTATCTTGTTTAGCGAATGATGCTTTTGTTAAAGCAAACTGTGCATCCCTAAACGGATTTACTTTCATTTCACCATCTTCATGGTCTAATTTTGGTTTGATCTTTTCTTCAAACCGCTTCTTATACTTTTCCATAATCCTCTTCTTGAGTTATCGTATAAGTATAGGGAGGTATTTCACTCCCTATTCTATTACATCATTTGTCTTTGTTGCATCTGAGGCATTTGTTGTTCATTTGCCTCTGGTTGCTCAGGTTGCCCTGGAGCTTCTTCTGTCTCTCCTGATTCGTCTTCTAGTCCAACTAGCTTCCCAGCTATTTGTAGCAGTTGTTCTGCACTAGGTCTTTCAGGAAGATCGATCCCCTCCTTTGCCGCTTCAATATAAAGTTTAGACCACTCTTGGTAGCTCTTATCGAGTGCCACCATAAGCTGTTTAGTATTATCTTGTAACGCATTTTTGGTCTGTGTGTTGGTAAAGTCGATATTAGCTTGCTTAAGCGCCATATCCATTTGCTGGAGTTGTTTAGCTAATGTCTTTTGTTCTTGGGCTTCTTGTTGTTCTTGTTGGCGAGACTGAGTAGCCTGTTCAACAAACTTCGGATCGGTGAAGTCAACAATAAAATCTAAGGGATCTAGGTCGAGTGCTTCAATGGTCTTAGCTGCAATAACAGCAGCGGCAGCAGGGTTAACTACTGCACCAGCTCCTGCCTGCATTAAAGCAGGAAGAATCTGTTGACCAATAACAGTCATTTTCTTTAAAGTATTCTGATTAGAATGTTCACCTACGTCAACATCCGCAATCACCATCATATTATCTGGTAAAGTGGCTAAGTCTACAGTCTGGAAGAAACTATTAGCATCAGAGTATCTAAACTTTTTACCTCTAAGATTCTTCTTCATGCACTTATAAACACCTTCGATAAGGCGCTTAAGACCTGTTTCAGCATATCTTCTTGCAATATGTTGAATACGAATCTGTGCAGCAGATTGTACTTGACTTACTTTAGCTTCAGAGTTACCTGATACGTATAATGTATCATTTAAACCTTGAGCAGCTTTACTTAAACCAGTTGCTTGTTCTTTGTGTTTCTGTAAATACTCTAACAAAGGTACAGTACCAGTACTGATAGTGTCAGGAGTTAAAGCAGATACAGCATTCATAGGATTACCGTTTGTGGCAATAATCTGTTTTGGTTTCATATTTTGTAGAGCACTAAAGTCTACAACGTTAGGATCAGCTAGCTTAGGAGAATAGTTAGTTAAATAAGTATTCTCTACGAATCCACGAAGGATAGCTGTAGTAGCTAATGTAGATGGTCGAGCCATATCTGCCATAGATAAACCATGGAACTCATGTGGAATCTCGAATGGGCATAATGAAGCTAATTGTACTTCATCTACGTCTTCTTCGGAAAGAATAACGTTACCTGCAATCATGAACTTTTTAAGTTCTGCAATACCATCACCATCACGGTCTACTCTTAACCAACACTTTACAATAGTAATTTCTTGGTTAGCTTCTAGTGGGAATAACTCTTTGGAGTTACCGCCTATCCAGTATTCTTCGCCTACTACGTTCTTACGTGCCGATTCTTCTTCCGTATACTTAGTTGCCCAATCAGAAGAACCATCCCCAATGCTATCCCAATCGATAGTGTCAGCAATATCAGGATATTCTTTACGAATGTCACTACGAGTAGAAGTGAATTGAATACCCACAAAAGCGCATTGATCAAGAGAGTCTGCATCCCGAGTAATACGGAATGACTCTGGAGGTATATTTGTAAGTTTGACCCTAGATTTATCATGTGACCTTTTTAGACGTACATCTTTATAAACCATCTGATATTCAGCTTGACCAGTTTCTTCATTGGTTGCTAATTCTTGGTCATAAGCTAATTCTCCTACAATCTCAACATCAGGATCAGCCAGAATAATATCTAGATTAGCTTGACTAATCTCATCATATTCTTCGAAATCATATTCAAAGTCTTCAATATATTCCCATTCAATGATGGAATTCTTCCATAACAAAGAGCTTTTGACCCATGTGTTAAGTACTTGCCATCCAGGATTCTGCTTAAAGATACAATAGTTTACTAGGTCAGAAGCTTTACGGGCATCTGAATAAGCCTTAGGACCTGTGCCTAAAGGAATAAATCTAGCAATCTTATTATTGTTAAACATTAGTTCAGAAAGTACTGCACTATACCCTTCAACTGCTTCTACTGTGTCAGAAGAAACAATCTTAGATACTCCATTAGGTTCTAAATGACCCCATGGTTGCATGGCATACTCATAGGTAGCCTTTTGTCTTTCTTTAGCCAGAGATGAACTATTTAGGAAATCTCCTACAGAGTTCATAACTCCTTGTTCGATCATAGCAACTAGTTCTTCATCAGATACTTTTTGCTTATAATCCGTATTATACTTTATTACGCTCATTGTAACCTCTCATGGTTCAATCTATCTGTCAAGGTCACAATGACCATATTTAATTTTATCCGAACACTCGAAGTAAGTTAGAGTATCAGTAAAAATTTTAATTAGTTCCACTTCTTACTTCCCAGACACGAGTGGACAGCATCTGAGGACACAAGGGGAAATCTTGATTACTTCTTCTCCGAGGAGCGAATAGGTAAGTTTTTAAACTCACCCTTAGTAACCTTTTTATCTTCCTTATTTACTAATTTAACTTCTTTATGAGGTTTAATTAGTTTCTTCAGATTCTCTTTTTCTTCTTTAGACAAGGGGAAATTAATCATAACCACTGTCCTTTCTCTACGTTAGTATAGCTACCTACTTGTTGAGACCACGGAACTCTTGTATTAGTCAGTTTATGACCATGAGTTCTAAGTATCTCTAACGCAATAGCAAGAGCCACCACAGTATCATCATGATGACCCGTAATCGCATTAGTCTTACCATTAATATCAGCTACATAATTCATAAGTTCATCTATCATAACTCTAGATGGAATCCATACATCTTCATTCTCAATAGCATTCTTAAGGAATCCAATAATCATAGGTTTAGTTTGAGAAGTAGTTCTCCACCCTAATCTTTGACCTTCCTCTTCGGATACATTAGCTACTTTCGTTTGATGATATAAGTTCTGGTAATTCATCTGTTTTAATCTGTTAAGAGTAGCAATACCCATACTGTTAGATTCTACACCTAACAAAGCATTATTGTAGTATCTACCTAAGTAAAACAAAAGGTCTCCATATTTACTTGGATCGATTGTATTATTCCTATAGACAGCACATACTTCTCTATTACTATTTAAAACTACTCCACAGGAGTAATCCTGTCCAACACCCAGACTAACATCGCCAGCAATAACAAAAGCATCCTCAAATGTAGGATACTTATATATTTCCAAGGAACCCCTTGGAGCATCATCAAAGAGACACGACTCATAATCAAATTCCCTTTGAGCCAGAATAGGCTGGGGAACAAGATTGTTTAATTTCTCTATATCAAATACGTTACTACCACTGACAATAAACGCTTCCTCAGGTGTGGAGGGATATTCTTGTCGGAACTTATCACCACCAGATTCAGCTACTTTGAGCCTTCTCCAATAGATCTGTTCATCATCTAAATTATATTTTTCTTTTAATACTGTTTCTTCATCATTACATTCGAAACCTTCGTAGGTTTTTCTTCTATATTCAGGGGTTAAAAACCACGGAATAAAAATAGGAATATACTCATTCTCACCTTTCATAGCCCCTAGCCATAACCTGTGGAAAGCATTACCTACACCGTTAGCTGTGCTCTCAAGGATTACTTCCGTACCATCAGCCTCAGAAATACCTTGAAATAAACCAGCTAGAATTTTCTCATCATGAGTCCAGAAAGCTACCTCAGATAGGTGAGCAATTGTAGGAGTCGTACCACGACCAGCTTCAGGAGAACCCGCAGTATACAGTCTATAGCCAGAATCATTATGCTCAAACATAATCTCTTTAGCGTTAGACTTCTTAAATTCGGGTCTGTACTCATCACTCATGTACTGAATAGTATTTCTACTCATAGTAAACAAAGCGTCAGAAGTGGC